TACAAAGCCCAGATGCATCTCAAAGATTAGCTGCAAAGTCGCTAGTTAGCAAATGGCAAAAAACGGGTCTATTAGAAGGCCTAAAAACTGAAACTGAAACAGCTGGTATGGCTCAATTATTAGAGAACCAAGCTCGTCAGTTAGTAAAAGAAGCTTCACAAACAGGTACCGCTGCTGGTTCTGAAGAGTGGGCTGGTGTAGCATTACCATTAGTAAGAAGAATTTTTGCTGAGTTTGCTGCAAAAGAATTCGTATCAGTACAACCAATGAATTTACCTTCAGGTCTTGTATTTTATCTAGACTTTAAATATGGTACATCTCAACCTGGTTTTGATAACGACAATTTAAATAGAACTGGTGATCCATTTGGTTCTCCTAACGCTGATGACTCTTTATTTGGTGTTACTACTACAACTGGTGATCCTACTGGTGGTCTTTATGGTGCTGGAAGATTTGGTTATTCAATTAACGAAACTTCTTCATTAGTAACTGCAACTACTGCTTCTATTACTGATCCAATTGATGTAAACTTTGATGGAACATATTCTGCTTCATTATCTTCTTACAAGAAAGTAACTTTCACTGCTCCATCTTCTGCTGATTTATATGCAGTTAGATCATTCGTATTAACTTCAGGATCTGCTAACACTGAAATTATCCCAGTACAAGCATTTTCTAAAATTGATTCTGCTTACGCAACTACATTTGTTGTAACCACTGCTCAAGCTACTGCAATTCAAACTGCAATTTCTGCTAGCAACTTGAAATTAGTATTCAGCAAACAACCAACTGATGTATCAAGAGGTGATTTTGAAGATAACAAAGGTGCATTTTCTAACGGATACAATGTTGATATTGATATTCCTGAATTAAACTTAGAAATGCAATCAGATCCAATCGTTGCTAAAACAAGAAAATTGAAAGCAGTTTGGACTCCTGAATTCGCTCAAGATCTTAATGCTTATCACTCAATTGATGCTGAAGCTGAATTAACTTCAATGTTATCAGAGTATGTATCAATGGAGATTGATTTAGAGATCTTAGATATGTTGATTTCTGCAGCTCCAACTACCGAGTATTGGTCAGCATTGAATAACAACGTATGGAACGGTTCTGCATTTAGTCAAACTTCTGCAGGTGCTGCTACCGCTGCTGGTGATGGTTTCTATAACACTCAAGGTGGTTGGTTCCAAACTTTAGGTACTAAACTTCAAAAAGTATCTAACAAAATTCACCAAAAAACCTTAAGAGGTGGTGCTAACTTCTTAGTAACTTCTCCTGCTGTTGCAACTATCCTTGAATCTATTCCTGGATTTGCTGCCGATACTGATGGAACTAAGATGGAATTTGCCGCTGGTGTTCAAAAAATTGGTGCTATCAATAACAGATACACAGTTTACAAAAACCCATACATGAAAGAAAACGTAATTCTAATGGGATTCAGAGGAACACAATTCCTTGAAACTGGTGCTGTATTTAGTCCATATATTCCATTGATTATGACTCCATTAGTTTACGATCCAATTAACTTCACTCCTAGAAAAGGTGTAATGACTCGTTACGCTAAGAAGGTTGTCCGCCCAGAATTTTACGGTAAGGTATACGTTCACGGTTTGAACATACTATAGTAGTAAGTTAATTATTTAATTATTTAAACAATTAATAATGAGAAAAGGGATGGCTTAGGTCATCCCTTTCTTACTGTTTAAATATTTATAATAAAGTAAAGGAAATATACAAATATGGCAGCACCAAGAACAAAGTATTCCATGTTAGCTAGAATTCGTTATGAGGGAAGGTTAATTGATGTATTGGATCGTATACGAGCAATACGTTTAGTGGTTATGGTTCATATAGAACAAGATTTAGGAGAAGATAAAGAATTAATTAAAATAACTGCATTAACACCATACCCAGCTAAAAAAACATTTTTAGCAATACGACAGATGTCATTGGGAAAGATTGAAACTTTAAAAGATATGCAATTGCAAGAGTCAACTTTAACCAAATTATTTTAACTAAAACTTTATTATATGAGTACAACTAATAAGGAGAAAACTCCACCAAAAAATGATATAAAATTTAGTATTTCATTATCAGAAGAACAAAAACGAGCCAAAGAATTAATATTAAGAACGCCGTTCAATTTCATACTAGGAAAAGCAGGTTCCGGAAAAACATTATTAGCTGTACAAATTGCCTTAGATTTATATTTTAAACGGCAAGTAGATAAAATCATAATAACAAGACCCACTGTATCAACAGAAGACAATGGATTCCTGCCCGGATCAGAACGAGAAAAAATGGAACCATGGTTAGTTCCAATTCGTAGCAATATGCGTAAGGTTTATAATAAACCGGAGTTGTTAGAAAAAATGGAACAACAAGAAAATATAGAATTAGTTTCATTAGCACATTTTAGAGGACGTACATTTGATAATGCTGTTTGTATAGTTGATGAGTTTCAAAACTTAACTAAACAACAATTACAAATGGTATTAAGTCGTTTAGGAAAAAATGCCACAATGATATTATGTGGAGACCGTTATCAAATTGATTTAAAATTTCAAAATGATTCGGCAGTACATGAAATACCAAAAATAAAAATATCAAAGTATGTCAATGAAATCATATTAACTGACAATCATCGACACGAAGCTTTAGATGAAATTTTAAATTTATTAAATGAAAAATATTGATATTTATAGGAAAAGGACATAATGGACTACTCAGAAAACAGACAAATATGGCCCGGAAGCTCATCATTTTCTCCGGGTAAAACACCATTTGGTTTTTTTGATTCTGATGTAACATTTCAACAACAAGCAGATAGTTTTGCAAAGTATGCTGCACAATATGTTGGATATCCCATTATGGATGTTGAATTGGTAGATATTAACTTTTATACGGCATTTGAATCTGCGGTAATTGAATATTCAAACCAAATAAATCAAGTTAATATCATAAATAATTTAGTTAATACTCTAGGGATGCAAACCGATGCATCCTTTTTAGGATCTGATGGTTTAACAGGAAAAGTGGTAGGACAATCATTAGGATATATAACTAAGTTATCAAAAGCATATGGAACAGAAGCAGGTAGTGGCGGTACAACAAAATGGTATTCAGCTTCATTTGATTTAATAGATAAACAACAAACTTATAGCATTAAACAAGCAGTTGAGCAGTCATTGGGTATCACACTTAGTTCAACTAGTTCAATTGAAATTAGAAAAGTACTTCATAATCCACCGCCTGCAATTGTTAGATATTTTGATCCATTTGTTGGTACTGGTTTAGGTTCACAACAAATGTTAGATGCATTTGGGTTTGGTGCATTTTCACCTGCAGTTAGTTTCATGATGATGCCAATACATGCAGATTTATTGAGATTACAAGCAATCGAATTTAATGATCAGATACGTAAATCTCATTTTTCATTTGAAATACATGGTGATGATATGCGTATATTTCCAATACCTGGAACTCAAGGCTCGATGGCTACGCAGTATTTTGGAACTGTTTGGTTTGAATTTTTATTTGAAGAACAGAAAACTAATGATGCTGTATTATTTGGTAATACCGCACTAATAACAGGATCTGTTTCGGACGCATCAAATATACCATATACGTATCAAACATATAGTAAAATTAATGATATGGGCCGTGCTTGGATCATTAGATATGGTGCTGCACTTGTAAAAGAAATGTTAGGATATGTTCGAAATAAATATTCTTCAGTTCCTATACCAGGCGGTGAGGTAACACTAAACGGGTCGGATCTGATACAACAAGGACAAGCAGAAAAAGAATCATTAATTGCACAGCTTCGGGAATTTTTAGATAAAATGAGTCGAGAAAATATGATGACTCGTCAAAATGCAGAAGCAAATCAAATGAATGAAATGCTTGCAAAAGTTCCATTAAAAATATATGTTGGATAGGAGATATATATGTGTGCGTTATTTGGTGGAAAACGGGATGCTAGATTTTTAGCTTCTATCAATCGAGAATTATTGAATGCTGTAGTTGACACTGAGATTGAATTTTTTAAACTCAATGTAGAACATAGTAATTCAAATATTTACGGTGAATCTGAGTCAAAAGCATATTATGCTTCTATATTAATACCATGTTTAATTACTAAAGATCAGAAAAATCCAGTTATGGATGATTATGGTCATACATATACTCGTACATCGCAATTTGCAATATCTAGAGACATATTAGAACGAGCTGATTTTTATCCTGAAGTTGGAGATATTGTGTTTTGGGATAATGAATACTATGAAATTGATGGTGTTGATGCAAATCAATATTTTGTTGGAAAAAATCCTGATACTTGGCCAAATGGATCAGAACACGGTTATAGTGTATCTGTAATCTGTAATGCACACGCAACTAGATTGACTCAACAACAAATACGTAATATACGGTATGGAGGAAATAATGATTCTCCGGCATATCGAAAATAAGAAATAATTTATGCCTAAATTTAACAGAGATAATATCGACCGTAAAACAAATAAACCTAATCCGGAATATACTGAAGGTATATTTAATCCAGATGTTAAATTAAACAGAGCAGAACAGATTCGCAGAGACGATGATGTTATAAAAAATACAGGTCGTAGTATATATGATATAGATTATGGCATAAAATCATATATTGATCAAGAAATACAACCGGTTATCGATGATAACGGAACAAAAATATCAGTTCCAGTAGTATTCGCAAATGGAGAAAAATGGGATAATGTTCGTAGATTAGGGTACATGCGAGATGAAAAAGGTATGCTACAATCTCCTGTAATCATGTTAAAAAGAAATGGATTTACTGAACGAGATAATTATAAAACATTAGATGTTAATAGAAACCCAGATTCTAACCGAATAATATACAGAAATAACTATGGTCCTAGAAATCGTTATGAAGATGAGTTATTTCCTATACCAAAACATGAACGAGTACCTAGTTTGCCGGTATATGTAATAGATATACCAAAATATGTAACAGTTGATTATGAAATGATGTTGTGGTGTGATTTTACAACACAACTTAACGATTTGGTAAATCAAATTTTTACATACAACAGATTCTTATGGGGTACAGATGCAAATTCATATCATACAAGTATGGGTTCAGTATCATTCGAAACAGTTAATACAGTCGGAGAAGATCGGTTAGTTCGAGCTGTTATTCCATTAACGGTATTAGGAACTATACAAAGTCCACAAGAAACTAGAGTGAATACAGTTAAAAAAATGTATTCTATTAAAAAAGTTTCATTTGATACTGTTGTAGATGTTGGATCTAATATATTTGATTCGACAACTATACCTATCAAACTGCTTCAACAACAAAGTAGCATCATGTCTGGTGGACGGGTAGTGGTATCGGGTGGCGGAACAACTGCTGCAATTAATGCAACTGCTATGGCATATTTAACTACATTAACAGATAAGATTGCTACATATTCTAATGCAACCACTGTTACCGTAAATGGTACTCCTAAGATCAATCCAGTGACATTTACAACGGCTACTGTTAATGAATTTGATATTTATATTAACGGACAATATATCGACAAAGTAGCATATACATGGACACCAAATGACACAACATCCACACAAACAATTACATTTGATACTGCATTATTAGGATATAATATAGAATCAGATGATTTAATTGTAGTACATGGGAGATGGGCATAATGACACAAACTAGACAATTTAAACCGTTACAACTTAAATCTGGATCATACAATATATCCGGATCATTTTCTGGAAGTTTCCAAGGAAGTGGTGCTGGCTTAACTGGCATACCAGCATCCGGAATAACTGGTTTAAATTTATCTCAGATAGCATCTGGCAGCGTAACAGCTTCTATAGCTCCGAACACCGGATTGCAAATCAATACCAACACTACCATAACAGGTGGTAAATTAGCTGTTGTAGGAACAGGTAGTGCTGGAGTGGTATCCAACTTTGGTATTGCTCCATTAACTTCTAGCTTCACAGTATGGGATAGTCAGTATTATGCATCTAGCTCCCAATTAAATTTCTTAGGGCCATATTCTACCAACACTGTTTTAGCTACATTGGTCAACAAAAAACCATTCGGCTCAGTAACAGATGATGATTATACGCAATTTGCGAACTATTTAGAATTATCATATACCAGTAGCGATGCCGACCGTATTACTTTGAATCGAGGTATAATAGATATTAATTTATCAAGTTCATACACTCAATCTGGTGATATAACTGCCAATTGGACCAATGTTACGCAGCGAGGTAAAGGATATAACAGTGTAGGATTTACAAACACATACATAGTCAATACAGTATCAGAGTCCTCGTACACTGCGGCAATGAATGGGCTATGGGTAGTTAGCAATAATAATAGTAGTTCTATAGGAAGTCAATTTGGTGTAAGAACAGGAATGGCTACTGCCAATTCTTCATCAATTGGTACGAGTTATCAATTCTTTGGCGTAACTCAAGCTGGTACATGGAGTAGAATACAAAACGCATATGGATTGTATTTAAATAGCAGCATGTTAACCAATGCTAGTATGAGTAACTATGCTGGTGTTACGGTTACTGGAAATGCGACTGGTTCTAATAGCAACGCATTGGTGTTGTTAGGTACGGGAAGTATTCCTGCAGGTAATTGGTCCATATATAATACATCTTCATTCCAGAACTACTTACGCGGTTGGGTTGGTATTAATAAAGAAACTCCAACTACCAATTTAGATATTATAGGTGATGTTTTTGTTACTGGTAGCATACGAGTAACTGCAGGAGCATCTGGATCATTTAGTGGAAGTTTTGCAGGAGATGGGTCACAATTAACCAATATACCAGCAGGTGGTATAGTAGGATTAAATCTTAATCAAATTAGCTCAGGTAGTGTTAGTGCTTCAATTTCACCAGATTCTGGATTGCAAGTTAACACCAATGTAACCGCAACATCATTTACTGGTAGTTTACAAGGAACTGCTTCTTATGCATCGACTGCGGCAATACAATATGTAACAAGCAGCATCGAATCATTATCGCAAATAGAAGTAGCCGACTTTGATAGCAATGTTGCAGTAACATTTGTTAATGGTAGACTGAAATTTATATTCGGAACACCGACAGCACCATCTGCCCCTGCATTATCGTTTAACAGCACATTTGCAACGGACAGATTCAATCAGGTAACAGATAATTATACTGCTACCGGAACTGTTGCAGTAGGCGCCTATACGCTTATAAGTGCATCTATTTATGAAGGTAGTACATTGCTATCCAATATTGGATCTGGTACTACAATAACATATAACACAACTACATCAGGTAGTCATACATACCGATTAGAAGTAACTGCAAGTAGTCCATTGGATGGAACTATTAACATGCAGTCCACTACATTGTCCGGAACATTGAGTAAATCAAATCCAGGTGCACCAACTATATCTGCTACACCGACCGTACAATTGGGTGCGGCTAGCAATCAAATTGAACAAGGGGCGACCGGTAGTATTGCATTTACATCAGCATCGGGTGCTTCAAATAGTTGGGTGTTTAATTACATGACCAGCACACCTGCCACTCCAATATATGTAACAGGTAGTGCCACCGGGTCTACAAGTATAACGATATTAGCAACTGCATATTATTCATCATCAGGAGCAGGTGGATCGGATAACAATCCTCCATTAAATACTTCAGTGAATTCTGCGACAACTACTTATACCAAAATAAGAAGTTTGCGCTATGGGGTATCAACATCAAGTAGCTTCAGTGCTGCAGAATTAGAAAATTTAAGTTTATGGGATACTACATTGGGAGGTAACATTGGTACTATTGCAAAGGGAACAACTACCGCAACAGGTCAAAGTGTATCCTTAACATGGACAGGTGATAAATATCATTACATAGTATACAACTCGGCATTGGCTGATTTAACCAACATAACTGCTGCCGGTTTTAGTGTGTTTAGTTCATTTACTAAAACTACCGTAGGATCATATAAAGTATATAAAACAACATTGTTGCAATCAGGGTATGCTGGTACTTCGATAACATACGTATTAACATAATAGACAGAAATATTAGTAATGGCAATTATTTTACCTAGTGGCTTTGTAATTACAAACAATGAACCGGTCGATTCGAGACTTTCGGTTGCAAACTCGGCATCTAGATTTAGTTTGTCAGTTAATAATGTGTATGAAGGTATAACAGTATACGAACGAGATACCAACATAATATATGTTTTAACTGATGCCACTGCTCCTTCAAGTGCAAGTAGCTGGCAATCACTTATTTCAAATACATCATCCAGCATTGCAACATCAGCAAGTTATTCAGTAACTTCAAGCTATGCATTGAGTGGTACTGGATTGTTTAGTGGTAGTTTTAGTGGCAGTTTCCAAGGTAATGGTTCTGGACTAACTGATATACCCGCATCAGGAATCGTTGGATTAAATTTATCACAAATTGCATCAGGATCGGTTACTGCATCAATTGCTCCAGATACAGGATTTCAAGTTAATACAAATACTACTATTACGGGCAGTTTAATTGTAACTTCAGGAGTAACTGCTAGTTTGCAAGGTACTGCATCATATTC